ATGACAGAAACTGGTAAAGAGAAATGTGCCCATACGTCCCTTCGCAATGAAGTGGATCAGCTTAGCTTAGCAACTAACCACCTCAAAAATTTAGTTTATTCTATGAGTGTGGTTTTGAGCGAACGCATGGAGCATACACAGGAATATGAAGCGTTGTTGACGCTGTTTGATACTGTGCGCAATCACATTGAAGATGTGCAGGGAAGTAGTGAGAAGATTTCCGAGCTGCTTGAACCTTGCGCGCTGGAAGTCTCCAAAGACTAAAAATACGGAATGAAGAGGGGCCTTGCCTCTCACGGAATATTCTGGCTTGGGAAGCGTGATGCTTCTCAGGCTTTTTTTGATTGGTGGTAGCAATCGAAGTAAGAAACAAAAGTATTGAACGAGGCAGCGGTATCCGGGGTGTTGTAAAGAGTACAAAATTGCAAGACATTGAGTTTATTAAAAAATCTTTCAGTTCGAATTGAGAGTTGAGTGTTTCAAGCTGGCTAGTAGGCATGAGTTATTTGAATGTATGCACGTGAATTAATGATTTGGCTTCACGAACGGCTTGCCGAACGTGGGACGTTTGCGGAAACTCAGAGACGGTTTGAGAGCTTGAGGGGGTACAACCTACTTCCTCGCGGGCGAGAAAATGCTGGTGTTCGCTTATCTAACAAGCAAATTGCAAATGCAGTTTTGGGATTTGTACACCCATTAATAGGCTACTCTGGCCATGCGTCACTTATTCTGGGAAAGTTGCGTCCTGTGGGCGGAGAAGCAGCTTCCTTCAATAATGTAACAAATCTTAATGAAGCAATAGCGAGCCTGATCGAAGATCATGGAAATGAAGATAATCTTACTCGCATGACGTTATCAGTTGAACAGGACTTTCAGGGTGAGGAATATTCTGCAACCTTGTATTTTCGTAGAAGTGGTATAGCGAAAACAGCTTCATATGTGTCTAGGTATGCAGAGAGTGTTTTAGTCCCTGGGGCGGAGGAGCTGTATGATCATGAACGATTAGAGCGATTTACAGCTATTCAAAGATCATTTGCGCCATGTTTTTTTGGAACCCTTAGTAAATCGGCTTCGATATCAAGACATTTAAATCGACCTCTAAAAACTGATTGGCAAGAGTACAAAACTGAAGAGGAGCGAGATGAATTTCACCGTCGGCTTGGAGCTAGTCCGTCATCGAAATTTCTCAACTTGAGAGTTGATGCTCAAGTTAGTTGGCCTAAGGAGCCGACGCGAGTTAAGTTTGGTGGTCATCATTTAGTTTTGTTTCCAAAGACAAAAGAAAATTCGCACTCAGTTAGCGTTGATCTGATCAAAGAGCGGCTCTCTAGCGATGACGCCCGGTCACTGATAAATCGAATGTTAAGTATCATGAGCTGGTGCGAGGATCAGCCTTCTTCTCTTCATGAAGGTTGGTCAGGAAATCCAGTTCCAGTTCCGGTCCCTAAGCAAAATCTAGCATTTATGACGATGCATCAATGGCATTTTTATAGAGAGCTGCCGCATGACGAAGACTTGCTGATGTGTTTGTCTTTCTATCGTGATGGTCTAAATGCGCGCTCTGTAGGGCTGGCTAGTCATGCGGTACTCAGCTTTTTCAGAGTGTTTGAGACACGTTATGACAACAAGAAAAAGGTCGTATCTTGGGTAGATCGAATTTTTGATGATGCTGTGTCGTCTGCCGGGCAGGGCGAGTTAGATTCTTTTGAAGCAGACAGAAAAGCGGCGAATGTAAGTAGAGGGCAGTACGTCTACAAAAACTGTCGAGTAGCTACGGCCCACGCCGCAAAAGATGCGCCCTCTGATCCCGATGGTGCTGAGGAAACGCGACGCCTATTAGTTGCTTCGCGAGTAATTCAACGAATAGCAAAGTTTTTCATCGTATCAGAGTTTAAGTTTTCGACATCATACCTGTCCGATAATACGGACTAGGCTGCTTCGCTAGCGTTTGAGATTTGGGTACTGCTGCCTTTGGGGCTCTTTGGTAGATCTCTACACTGCTGAGGAGTTCGGCTTGCAACCATTGACAACTAACTGTCAGCTACTATTTCACCAAACCTCACAGAACGCCTCGTCTCTGACAGCTAGTGACGGCATTCACAGCTTTTCCAGTATTAAGTTGAAAGAGTTGTGGGGGGGACTGTTATTCTGCACAGAGGTATAGGCGGGTAAAATTGAATGAACCCGTTGAAACTTCTCAATTATATTGTTTTGGATAGGGAAAAGCATTTTGCACAGTGTTGCGCGAAATATATTCAAAATGGGCGCTTAGGTGTGCATATAACGGTCAAAAATGAGCAAAAGAAAGTGGTACGTTTGAATTGGCTGGCTTCAAGGGCAGTTTAGCTGAAGCGGTGACCGCACCACACTACTTTGCCGATGATATGAAAATCTTCAAGATCAGAGCGTTTTAGCAGCTCGTCTTTGTGAATAGGATTTTGGCTGATCAGCTCAACATCGCCCTGAATTGTTGGACGGAGGTACTTAACACGCGCCAAACCACCGTAGACAAAGGCATAGACGCCATCAGACAGTGTGTTGCGCTTTTTGTCGACCATCACTAGGTCACCGTCGGCGATGAGCGGATCCATACTGTCACCGTCCGCAGTGAGGATAATCAAGCCGTCTGAACTGCTTCTGCCAAGTTTCCCGCCTAAAAATTCTTTAGTGAACGGAATATCTTCCACTCTCTCGATGCTATCGCCGTTCAAAGCACCGTTACCAGCGGCTAGGTGGACATCAACACGTGGGATGGTAATAAAATCAACCGCCTGTGCTTTATTTGGCTCGACATTTTGGACGCCTTCAATGAGCCATTCAATACTCACGCTAAATAACCTTGCAATTCTCAAGGCTTTGTCTGCACTCGGCATCCCGTCATTCAGATAATTTCTGAGCGCTCCAACCGATATCTCACATTTTTCTGCAAACTCTGCTCGACTGTCATCGCCCATAAGCTTTTTTAAGCGCTCAGAGAAGGTGCCATTGTTAGTCATTTGCAACAATGGCCTAACGGCCACCCTTTTATAAACAGAATACGCGCCTTATTAAGCCATTGTAAGTGCTATATAAAGCCAATAATCAGGTTAAAAATAACCATATCAAACAGTGGCAGGCTATATATAGCTTTACATCGAGCTTTATTTAGCTATTCTATCTTCATTCGTTACCAACAAGTGCAAATCACCAAGGTGAGTCGCACGGTGAATAAAAAAGCGGCTGCTGCAACAGTCCGCTTTTAAGGAGATACAATGGCTAGACGCACACCCCAAATGAAGTGGGACAAGCATTCAATCAAGGCTGAGTTACACCGCAAAGAGTGGACGCTCACCGAAATCGCTGCCAGAGAAGGCATGCACCGTACCACGTTGACCAAGGCTCTGGAAACCGGAACCGGGCGCGGCGCGGAGCTTATCTCCAAATATCTCAGTATTCCTTTGGAAGAGCTTTGGCCTGACCGGCGCAAGCGCTCTGCCCATGTCATCTACAATAGCGACAAACACGGCCCAAGCGCTAGTCAGAAAAAACGATCTCTCGCTGATACTCCACTTTCCGAGGCGGAGGTGGCGGCATGAGAACAGCTCGCGCAACACGGTGTGTTGCCCTGCGGTTTTATCGGCGCTTTGATTATGACGCGGGACAAGACAACCACCTCAAAGACTTTGCCAGTGCGCTTGCCCTTGGGGTGTTCACCACTGCGTTTGTGCTTTGGGTTTGGATGCTGTGCGTAGAAGTCGCGTCTTACAGAGTGGGATACCCACTATGAGAGCCCGTCGCTGCCAACATACTGACGATTTACTGAGCTGGCAACCTCCACAAGTGGAGGCTCGTTTTGAACCAACACGGGTTCGCTCGGCAACTCCTTCTGGCAAAGTCTGCCGGGCCTTGTCTGAGGCCATGAAAGAAGATGGTCGTAGCCGCGAGGAAATCGCAGCAGCCCTGTCTGAACATCTTGGAGAGCCCATCAGCCGGGACAGTCTGGATGCATGGGCAAGTGAAGCAAGGGAAGCCAGCAATATTGCCGGGTATCGCCTGATCGGCCTCGTTTCCGTTTTGAGATCAAAAGAACTGCTTAACGAGCTTCTGGCTCGCACTGACATGATTGTGGTGGACCGGAAGTATCGCCCTCTCATTGAACGGCAACTGATGGAAGAAGCGCAGACGCGCATCAAGAAAATGATCCAGAAAGTAGACAAAGAATGGAAGGGCTTGAAATGAGCGGAACAGTTCCAGCCCTATCGGATAACGGTACGAAGCGTGAATGGTTTACGGCTCGTGAGCTAGCGGATTTAAAACTTCCGGAGATCCCCCAGAGTGACCGCAAATCTGTGATCCGCTTCATCGACAGGCACGATTGGCAATCCTCTTCCCTCGCTCGAAAACGCAAAGGCCGAGGCGGTGGCTGGGAGTACCACATTGACTTACTACCAGAGCCAGCTCGTAAAGCGTTAGAAGCTCGGTTCAACATTGAGCGTCTTAACGCAGACGTGCCTGTTGTGCGGGTTAAAGCGCCTGTGACTTTGGCGGATGCTGACGGCGCACAGCGTCGAGCTGCGGAAGCTCGTAAGCAGATCTTGCAGATGGTGGAGCAGCTGGTCATGCGCGGCATGGCTTATGACAAAGCCGTATGTGGGTTCACGGCTAAAGTGAAAGTGCTCCTGAACCAAGAGGTTCTAACGCCGGATGAGGAGCAGTTACTTCAGTTGGTGCGCACGGCCAAGGACAAAGGCACTGGGATCTCCCGCCGTGCCATTTACAACTGGCGCAAGGCATTTAAGGAAAGCGGCTTTGCGGGCTTGATCCCCGGCAAACGCAAACAAGATGCGCTGAATGCTGCCCGTTACGAGTGGGCTCCGGGCTTTCTGAAGTTCTATGCGGATCCACGTAAACCAACTGTGGCATTGGCACTAGATCAGTATCGCGCCAGTCTGGAAAATCCTGCACAGGCCCCAAGTTACGACCAGGTCAAACGCTATCTAACCAAGCTGAAGAAGGCCGACCCGATTGCTGCCTATAAAGGCCGCGAAGGTCTGCTGGCGCTTAAGGCCCGCAAAGTCTATGTGAGCCGGTCAACTGAAGGGTTGGAACCAACCGACATCTATACGGCTGACGGCAAGACCTTTGACGCTTTTGTCGCACACCCATTTTCCGGCAATCCGATCCGCCCTGAGATCACCAGCATTTTGGACGTAGTGACCCGCAAATGCGTTGGTTATTCCATCGGACTGAATGAGAAGGCCTACGATGTTTCTGAAGCCCTGCGCAATGCCAGCATGGCAAGCGGTGTTGCTGCGATTTTCTACGTAGATAACGGTAAGGGCTACAAAAACCTGCTGCTGGATGAAGCTGCAGTAGGCATGCTGAGCCGCCTTGGCACACACAAAGAACACAGCATAGCCTACAACTCGCAGGCTCGCGGTATTATTGAGCGGTTTAACGGATCAGTTTACACCCGCCTTGCCAAAACGCTGCCAAGCTATGCTGGTCGTGATCTGGACCGGGAAGCCGCGCTGAAGCTACACAAGAAAATCAAGAATGACCTTAAAGAAACCGGCGCATCCGAGTTACTCATCAGCTGGAACGAGTTCCTCAAAATTTTTGATGGAGCTTTGCAATACTACAATGATCGACCTCATTCTGCGCTGCCACAGGTGCGTGGAAGTATCACCGGCAACACTCGCCATATGTCTCCCAATGAATATTGGGCTCAATTTGAATCTCACGGTTTCAAGGCCGTCACTCTTGCCAAGGAAGACAGTGACGACCTGTCTCGACCGGCAGTTCGCCGCAAGGTTTCACGCGGCCTCGTAACAATTGAAAAGAACCGCTACTTCGCGCTGGAGCTTGAACGTTATGACCGCCAGGAAGTCATGGTTTGTTATGACATGCTGGATGCAAGCCAGGTGTGGGTGCGCGAGCTTGATTATGTGGACGGCATTGAAACTCCGGGTGCGCTGATCTGCACTGCCAAGTTTGAAGGCAACAGCCAAGCTTACTTCCCCAAACCGGTTATCGAAAGCGCCCGCGAGAAAAAGGCGAAGACAGCGGCCAAACGGCTGGAAGACAAGCTGCGCCGTGTCGAGCAAGAGCAGCGTCCGGGCTATCTCGTGGAGCATTCTGGCGAGCAGCCTATGGAAGTGTTTGCTTCGGCCCCCGGCTTTGAAGAGCGCGACGACGATCTTGTTTCAGTCGTGATGAAGTCGGCTCAGCCCGATACCAACGTGGTTCACATGGCGGAACCAATTGAAGTTCAAGAACCGAAATCTCAACCCACAACCAAATCCGGCAGGCCAGTATTTAAGTCCAAGGAAGAGCTTGCCGTTTGGGTCCTGGATAATCCTGAAAAAATGACCGATCTGGACAAAAAAATCCTGTCGGACTGTGTGACCAACAGGACTTATCTGGACCTCTTTGAAGCGCTTGGTATCGATACGGAGAGCCTTCGAACTCTCCTCCGTGCCGCTGCCTGACGCCCCTATAAACGCACTTAAGGAACTAACAGATGCGGAATGACTTTGTAAAGACCTCCAACGTGCAGCGCTTTTTTAACGCGTTGACTGCCCTGAATGAGCGGGGTGCACAAGAGGCTTGTCTGGTAGTCGTGGACGGACTGCCGGGACTTGGCAAAACAACCACCTTAAGAAACTGGGTGGGCAAGACTGGCTCGATTTACCTGCGGGCCAAGAAAGAATGGACGCCAAGCTGGTTTATGAATGAGCTTCTGGAAGCCTTGCGGGTGCACCCACCTCATGCATTCCAGAAAAAGTACCGCAAAGCTCTTGAGGAATTGGCTGGACGACAAGCTTCTGCAGGCATTGAGAATAAGGCCTTTGGGCTGGTGATTGATGAGGCGGACCACGTCTCCGGCAAATCAGCCATATTGGAGACCATCCGCGATATCTCCGACATGATTGAGCTGCCAGTCATTTTGGTGGGCATGGGCAAAGTGAATGATAACCTGACGCGCTTTCCGCAGGTTGCCTCCCGTGTTTCCCAAAAAGTTCGTTTTGAGAAATGCTCTGAAGAAGATGTGCGGGCTCTGATCGACGGGCGCTGTGAAGTGCCCGTGGCTGATGACCTGCTTAAGTTTATCCGTAAGGTATCCGGTGGGTTTAACCGCGAAATTTTAGAGGCTATTGCCAATATTGAGCGTCATGGATTGCTTAACCCTCCCGGTGAAGGCGGGCTGACAATGGCAGACATGGCCGGGGTGATCATCATCAATGACCGCTCCTCCAACCATCCAATCACGGTGCCGGAGGTGCTGGCATGACGCTTCCTGGCGAAATCCCAACAACCTTGCTTTACAGCCTTGGAGATGGCGCTTGCCGGACCATGGATGAGCTGGACGCGCAGTTGGACCTGTCTCGCAGGCAGATCTCGAAAGGAGCAACTAAGCTGATCTTTCGCGGCTTGGCTGAGCGTGTGGAGGCCGGGTGCTACCAGCTCACAGAAGCAGGAACATGCGCGGTGAAAGGCAATGTGACTTTGACCAGCGGGCCGATCATGCCTGACAGAGGCAAGAGCAGAGCGCCACAACGCAGCACCTTGCGTCAGCGGGCTTGGAACATCATGCGTATGGGAGAGGCTTTTACTGTTCCCGATTTACTAATGGCAGCCCAAAAAGGCACAGAGAAAACGGCGGATAACAACCTGCACCGCTATATCAATGCTCTGGGCAGGCTTGGCTACCTACTCGAAATGCCGCGCCGTGCGGCTGGAACAAAGCTCACCTCCAACGGATTTAAGCGGTGGCGTCTTCTCAAAGATACTGGCCCAGTTGCACCGGTGTGGCGTCCGCAATCAAAGACGCTGTTTGACCATAACCTGGGCAATTCCGGGGAGGTCGTATCATGCAAATAGATGTACGCGGCCTCCTTGAAGAACAGGTGGCAACACTTGGAAGCAGACAAGCTGTTGCAGATGCTTTGGGCGTATCACGTACGGCAGTCAGTCTTTATCTGGCGGGAAAACTTGAGGCCAATGGTGGACGGGTAGACCGCTTTGAAAGCCGTGCCATTGAACGGTTTTGTGACCGCGTGCTGTGCCCATACCTTGGGTCAGACATTAGCCGGGAAAGCTGTCAGAGCAACTGTGATCGCGCCATACCAACCAGTGACCCGGCAGCCCTGCGCCATTGGGCAGCCTGTCAGCGCTGTTCCCTGAACGCCTCCCGAACAGGTCAGGAAACAGCATGCTAAGCGGCCTCCTGAAAGAGCTGCGCGTTCTGTTTCTGGCCTCACGTTGCAATGAGGTTATGGAGCCTAAAGCTCATGAGCTATTTGCCCAATCCCTGCTAACGGGAACCGAACTGGCTGAGCATTTGGAACGCCTTGCAAAAAGCAAGGTGACACCTCTGGAAGCCTCCCATTTTAACGACCCCAAAATTGCTGTGTTCCCAACCCTGAGCCGGAACACAAAATGTATTCAAAAAGGAATTGACCATGACACATGAAACAACAGCACGCCTTGACCCTGCCCAGTACTGGGAAGATCCGAAGGGAGGCATGATCCCGGTTTGCGCGATCAAACCCGAGCATCAGGAAGAAGACGCACTTGTTAAGAACGTTGTAGCCAAAGCCCGTGAGCTGCACAGCTTGCTGGGAACATTTAAAACCCACAGCATGGGAGAGGTTCAAGCGTTTCGCGAACTGATTGCCGAAAAGTATGGCGCTCAAAAAGGCGGCAAGAAAGGCAATATGACCTTGCGCAGTTTTGACGGCAAGCTGGAGCTACAAATTGCAATCTCTGAAAGCATCAGCTTTGGACCAGAGCTGGAAGCCGCCAAGGCACTGATTGACAGCTGTATTCATAAGTGGAGTGAGGGAGCGAATGCCAACCTTCAGGTGCTGGTAGATGATGCTTTCCAGGTCGATAAAGAGGGGCAAATCTCAACAGGGCGTGTCCTCGGCTTGCGCCGTCATTCCATTGAGGACAATGAATGGCTAAAGGCCATGGACGCAATCTCTGATGCGGTGCGGGTGACTGGCTCAAAAACCTACCTTCGCCTTTATGAGCGCAACCCTGCAACTGGGCAGCGCACCCCAATTTCTCTTGATCTGGCTGCTGTCTAGGAGACCATCATGAGTAATCAGCAAATGGGATACGACCTGCGCCGTGAGCATGAGCGCTTCAATATCATCAAAGGGTACTGGAACCGTCGCGGGCATCAGGTTGCTGGAACTGTCAGTGTCAACCACGAGGACGGTCCAACTCCGATTTACACCACAACAACTGATATGATGAATGGATGCCCTGTAGGGCATTCGGCCAATCGTCGGGAATGCTAGGCATGACAGATACAAACAAGATTACAGAGCGTATCCGCAAGCTTATGGAAATGACGGTAGGCAACGGTTGCTCGGAAGCAGAGGCGTTGTCAGCTGCTCAAAAAGCAGCAGCCTTGATGCGTGAGTACAACCTTACTATCGACACAGTGGAAATATCGGAAAAACGCACTTCATCCAAAACCAGAGGGTACGGAGTTATCGATGATCTCTGGCCGGTGATTGCCAAATGCACAAACACAAGCTGTATAATCGAGACAGTCGGCGGGCTAATTTGGGTCAAATATATTGGGAAAGCACCTGGTCCAGAGATTGCGTGCTACCTTCGGGAAGTGTGCGAAAGAGCTGTAAAACGAGAGGTGAAAATCTTTCATAAATCAGAAAGGTATCGGCGCGCCCGAAGCAGACGTTCTCGTCGCAGGCTTTCCCATGACTTCACCCTGGCTCTTTGCTTTTCGTTAGCGCAAAAGCTTAAAATCCTGTTTTCGGACCAGATGTGCTCAGAAGAACGAGAGCGGGCGATTAAAGTGTCCGAAGAACGCTTGAAGCCTAAGAAACTCAAGTCTCGTGAACGCAGTTACTCTAGCGAAATTGCATTTCAAGAGGGGGTGAGCGCGGCTGACGACATCAATCTCGCTCACGCAGTAAATAACGGACAAGCCCCACGGCTTATTGGGGGTAACGCATGAGCCGGTATCTTGCACAAATTCATATTGCGAAGAAGGATCTGGCGCTGGATGAGGACAGCTATCGGGCTGTCTTGAAACGGGTCGCCGGAAAGAGCAGCGCCAAGGATCTGAGCGAAGCACAGCGCTTGCGTGTGGTTACCGAGTTCAAGCGTCTTGGCTGGGAACCTAAAAAACAGGGTGGCGCGTTCCGCCCTGCCTCCAGCAAGGGCTATGTGCGTAAGCTATACGCATTGGCTAAAAATCTGGATGACCTAGGCTATTGGGAAGCGCCTTACAAGGAGGCTCTGCGGAGCTTTGTCAAAAACCGCAGTGATGTGGATGATCCCGAGTGGCTGACCTATGATCAGGCCACTCCTTTGATTGAAGCTCTGAAAGAGATTGAAGGGAGGTTGTTGGGATGAATACGTCAACAAGGATTTTTTGCATACTGAATAGAATTACCTGCCAATGCAGCCTGATGATCCCAGAAAGTTACTACAACAAACGCGCTATCAGGTTTTCCATTACCTTTCAGCGTTTTGCAAACGTAGCTTTGAATAGAGTTCCAATCAGAACCGTCATTTTCTACAAAAATCCAGAGACTAATTTTCTGCTCCCAACTCACCTCCTTGAACTTATTAAAGGAACTAAGGGCTTCAGCAGATTTTTCCTGCCACGGCTCAAGTTCTGTTTCCGCCTGCACTCCGGAGGCAAACAGCAGGGCGGCGAGGCTCAGCACAAATCTCATAGTAAATACCTTTTAAAACAATCAGGTTTGATGCGGGCATTCAATCAGTCTGGCAGCGGATACGCAACCTTCAGAGGTGGTCATGCCTGAGTTTCACCCAGTTACTGACCACGCGGTACTGCGTTACATGGAGCGGGTTTTAGAGATTGATGTGGGTGCTGTTCGCGACCTGATCAGACGCGAAACCGAAACAGCTTTACTGGCCGGTGCTGTGGGGCTTCGCAGTGATGCAATCCGATATGTATTTGCTGACGGCAAAGTCGTTACAATTATGCCCTCTGGTCGGCCTGGAGGGCGTCATGGTTGAAGCAAAACACCTGACTGAAGATATGCGTGATATCTATGACATCTGCGGCAAAGAGGTGGTTGAGGAGCTTTTAAGCAAACTTCCGGGCGTAGAGGTGAAGATCCCGCTCAAATGGAGTCAGAGCAATCCATTGGCGCTTATTGACCGTGTCTTTGCGGATTTGCTGATTGCGGAATTACCGGGCAACAAGATCTATATCCCAACCCATGTGGGCCGGGGGGAGACCAGAGAAGCAGCGTTAAAAATGCGCAAAGATGGCATGACAACACTCGCAATTGGTTTGGAACTTGGCGTTTCCGAGCGCTATGCCCGTACCCTGGTTTCGGGCAAGAAACTGCCCAGGCGCAAACCGGTTGATCCACGTCAGATCGACCTGGAGGATTTGCTCAAAGAGCAACCGCCGTAACTTACCCCTTGCGGAACTGCTTCCGTCGCACGAGATCCCAAAATATATGAGGCTCGCCCCAGTGATTGTTAGCTGAGGCGGGCCTCATGTCTTTTATAGTAGAAAAATTGCGCCGTGCACGCGGCACTCAAACCTCCGCAGAACCGCTGCTCAAGCAGGAAGCTGCTCGACTTGGCTGCGAGATGGCAGTCTTGCAGGCTGTTTTGGAAGTGGAAAGCAAGGGAGCCCCTTTTGATGATCAGGGCCGCCTGATCCTGCTTCCAGAAAAGCACGTATTTTACCGCGAACTACCTAAGTCCAAGCGACTTAAGGCCGTCACTCTCGGCCTTGCTGCCAAGCGTTGGAAGAAAAAGAATTACAAAGGGCTTGGAGGCTCTGGCTCAAATCGCCGCTGGGACCGCTTGAGAAAGATGGCAAAGCTTGATGAGACGGCAGCTTTGAAAGCTTGCTCTTACGGCCTTGCTCAGATCATGGGTTTCAACTTTTCCATGTGCGGTTTTGACAGCGTGCAGGATTTTGTTCTTGCTCTTGCTGCAAACGGCGAAAACCAGATTAAGGCCTTTGTCTCTTTTTTGGAAACGTCTGGTCTGCGCGAAGAATTACAAGCCAAAGACTGGCGGGCCATTGCCCGAATTTATAACGGCAAAGGTCAGGTGGACTATTATGCTGCTTTGCTTGCTGAAGCCTACGCCCGCATTGCTGGTACGACTTACAACTTTGCGACCGGCTCCTCGGGCGCTTCGCAGGCCTCCTCCTCTGAGACTATCTTAAGCCTTGGCTCTTCCGGCTACCGGGTCAAAGCCTTGCAGGAGCGTCTGGCAACAATTGGGTTTCCACTGCGCCCAGATGGTGATTTTGGTCCAGCCACACGGCGGGCTGTGGTGGCGTTTCAGGTGGAGCACGGCCTGAAGCCAGACGGGAAAGTTGGAGGCAACACTGAAACTGCTCTTGAGCAGGCCGTGCCTCTGGCTCAGCGGCACGATGAGGCCCGCGCAGATCTGACCGTTAGTGACTTGCGGGCGGCGGGCTCACAAACCGTTAAAAAAGCAGATGACTTGACGCGTGTTGCAAAGGTTCTGGTCGGAACCAGTGTCGGCGCGGGTGCACTTGGAGAGACCTCTCAAGGATTGTTGGATCAGCTTGGCACGGGCGCTGAACAGCTCAGCCAGCTTCGTCACCAGCTTGCCCCGCTGATGGAGCTTGCCTCCGATAACAAGTGGCTCCTGATTGCCGGAGTTGGGCTGGGGATTTGGTATCTGGCGCGAAACATCAAGCAGCGCCGCCTTGAAGATGCACAAAGCTGGAGGCACGCAGGATGAGGTTCCTTCTGTCTATTGCGGCCAAAGGATTGAGTTGGCTCAGTGGTGGTGCTCTTGATCGGGTTTTGAGCCATCTGGAAAAACGCGCTGATAGTGACAACGAGCGCGAGCGTATCAGCGCAGGCCTTGCTGCTGAAGAGCTGAAAGCTGAGCTGGAAAGCCGCCGTGCCGCCCGTGACATTGTGCTGGCCGAGCAAGGCTGGTGGGTAACAGCCATGATCCGGCCTGCTTTTGCCTGGCCGATTGTGATTCATTCCGGCGCAATTGTAGCGGACAGTCTGTTTCACTTTGAGTGGAATGTGGCCGCATTGCCAGATCCTCTTGGTACGTGGGCTGGCTGGATCGTCGGCGCGTACTTCCTCACCCGTCCTTTTGAAAAAGCCATTCGCGGCGCATCTACCCGGAGGGTCCGGTAATGTCTGAGCAGATTGCAAAGGAACTGGGAGAAATCAAAGGTCTCCTTCAGGGCATCGATAAGAAGGTCGATGGGCTGGAAGTCCGTCAGGAAAAACAGGATGAGCGGTTACGCGCCGTTGAACGTAAAGCCATGGTGAACAGCACTGTGGTCGCATCGGTGGTTTCTGTTGGTGTTGCCTTTATCAAGCAGAAAGTCGGGGCCTGAATGAGTAAGAAACCGTCCAAGGCAGATCAAAAGCGACTGGCGCGGCGACTGTTTGTTCTCGACCGGCAAGCAATCCCGACCGTGGCGGTTTCTATTGGCGTGTCTGAAAGCACCCTACGGCGGTGGAAGAAGGATGCGGCAACGAGTGGTGACAACTGGGATGCAGCCCGCTCTGCCAACGCTCTTGCAGGCGAAGGGCTGGAGGCCGTGGTGGCAACCGTGGTTGAAGACTTTGTCTCCATGTTCCAGGCAACCATCGAGCAGATCAAAGTCTCTGAAACCATTGAGCCACCTGAAAAAGTGAAGCTGATGGCGTCCCTGTCTGATGCCTTCAACAAGATGGTGGCCTCTGCCGGACGGGTTGCGCCCAAACTCTCAGAACTTGGAGTGGCGCAAGATGTGCTGCAGCGCTTTGCTGAGTTCATCCGTAAACATCACCCTGACCATGCGCAGACCTTTTTAGAAGTGCTGGAGCCGTTTGGCGAGTATCTGGCAGAGGTCTACGGATGAGACAGCCTAAAAAGCTTTCCGGGAAGGACTTTAAGAAAGAACTGGCCGAGCTTGCAGAAAGCCTGCGCCTGCAAATTGAGCTTGCGGTTGATGCCTTTCCTATTGACGAGACCGCACGGCAAGAGCGTATCAAGGCGGTGGCTGATCCGGCCACGGGGTACCGCTATTTTGCCGAAACCTATTTTCCCCATTACCTGACCAGCCCGCCGAGCAAGCTGCATCTGGATCTTTATCAAAACTTGCCGCTGATCGTTACAACTGAAAAGGGCGAGCGTGAGCTGATCACTGCCCCACGCGGCTCTGCCAAGTCCACCCATGTATCGCTGATCTTCCCGCTGTGGTGCATTGTGCGTGGGCTCAAGCATTACATCATGCTGATCATGGACGCCTTTGAACAGGCTGCTGTCATGGTGGAAGCCTTGAAAGCGGAGTTAGAGAGCAACCCGCGCCTTGCCTATGACTTTCCCAAGGTTGTCGGTCAGGGCCGCACATGGCGTGAAGGTGATCTGATCACCCGAAACAATATCAAGGTGGAAGGCTTTGGCACCGGCAAGAAGCTACGCGGTCGCCGTCATGGTCCCCATCGTCCGGATCTGGTGATCCTGGACGACATTGAAAACGATGAAAACGTTGAAAGCCCTAAGCAAAGGCAGAAGCTTGAGAACTGGGTTGAGAAGGCTGTTCTGAAACTGGGCTCCACCGATGGACGTATGGACGTGCTTTATGCGGGAACGGTGTTGCACTTTGATGCGGTGATCGTGCGGGTTTCTAAAAAGCCGCGCTGGCGGGTTGCAGAATACCAGGCCCTTCTCAAATGGCCGGACCGCATGGATCTATGGGACAAGTGGGAAGAGATCTATCTCAATGACGGCGAGCCCGCCGCAGATGCGTTTTATGCTGCACAGCGTGAGGAGATGAACAAGGGCGCGGTGCTCAACTGGCCGGAACTACATCCTCTTGACTTCCTGATGAAAGAGCGGGCCGGATCACACTCCGCCTTTGAAAGCGAATACCAGAATAAGCCGATGAGTGAGGACAATCCGTTCCGTGCTCTGACCTACTATGTACAGATCAAACGTGATTGGCTGCACTTTGGCGCGATTGATCCTTCCCTGGGCAAGCACAACAAGAACCGCGACCCAAGCGCGATCCTGATTGGTGGATTTGATCAAGAGACACAGACGCTGGACGTGGTGGAAGCCTCCATCCGCAAGCGCCTTCCTGATGTAATCATTGAGGACGCCATTGCCTTACAGCGTATCTACGGTTGTCAGGGCTGGTTTGTGGAGACCGTTCAGTTCCAGGAACTCTTGCGCACAGACCTAATGAAGGCAGCAGCCAAGGCGGGTCTTGCCATGCCGTGTTTTGCGGTCACGCCCATTGCAGATAAGAACCTGCGCATTGAGCGTTTGCAGCCGCCCGCAGCAGCTGGTCTGATCCGCTTTAACAAAGCCCATCAGACCCTGATTGACCAGCTTCAGCAATGGCCGAACGCTGCTCATGATGACGGCCCGGATTGTCTCGAGATGCTGTGGACTCAGACCCTTTCCATGGCCTTTACCACCTTGAATGCGAGCACCATTAAGACTGCGCCGCTTGCCTCATCCAGCCCGCTTGAAGGATTTCGCCTATGAGTAAAAAAACGAAAAAGAACAAGGCTTCCGGTAAAGCTGAAAGCAATCTTGCACAGCAGGCAGTTCCGGCCAGTGTTCCAGCCAAGGGCGGGCAACTGATTGCGACCGCGCAAAACGATATTACGATCGAGAACTACTCCGATATCTTAAAGCCGCAAGACCCGACCCTTGAAGCCAAGGGCGAGAAAAAAGGCCTCAAGCTTTATGATGAAGTTTTGCAGGATGCACGGGCGCGCACGGCGCTGTCCAAACGTATATCCAAGGTCACACGGCGGGAATGGCAGGTGGAGCCTGCAAGTGATGAGGCAATTGATATCACTGCTGCTGAAGGCGTGAAAGCTATCCTGAAAGTCTTGCCCTTTGATGCGATCTGCAAAGCTCTTCTCAAAGCGATCCTCAAGGGTTTTGCCGTTGGTGAGATTGTGTGGTTCCGCAATGCGGAGGGCCTGATTGCTCCGCTCAAAATTAAAGACCACAACCCGAGCCGGTTTACATTTGATGCGGACTGGCGCCTCCGGCTGCTGACCGTTGACAACCGGGAGGAAGGTGAAGAACTGCCAGAGCGCAAGTTCATCGTGCACCGCTTTGATGCCAATGCAAACAATCCGTTTGGCCACGGGCTTGGGTCGGTGTTGTTCTGGCATGTCTTGTTCAAGCGTGAAGGTGTCGCCTTCTGGATGAAGTTTATGGACAAGTTCGCAAGTCCAATCCCATTTGGTAAATACGCACACAGAACCTCCAAGCAAGAACAAGACAAACTGCTTGGCGTGCTTCGCCAGATGGTCAGCCAAGGCGCATTGGTCGCGCCCATCGGGACTGAGGTAGACTTTCTGGAAGCCACTCGTTCTGGGGAGGCCGGATATGAATCCTGGTGCCGCTACTGGGATGAGCAGACAGCGGAAGTGGTGTTAGGTTCAACCCTTGCTACAGGTGCAAAGGGTCAGGGGTCTCGCGCTGCCAGTCAGACCCATGCCGATGAAACCGATGGCATTGTTGATGATGACAGTGACCAGCTGTGTGAAACGCTCAACTCAACACTGATTACATGGATCAGCGAACTCAACTGGCCTACTGCCAACCCTCCTAAGGTCTGGAGGCCACGGCCACGCAATCAAAGCGATGAAGCTGATGTTGAGCGCAAAGTGCGCTGGGTGCAACAATCTGCACTGCGGATATTGGAAGCAACCCGCCTGCAAGGCTATGAGCCCAAAGACGTTGACCAATGGCTGGGCGATGTTTTGGGGACGGAAGTTGTCGAATATAAGCTCCCCCAAACGGCGGATGGTCCAATCGCGAAAGGCGGCAGCAAGCAAGAAAGCGCCGACTTTGCTACAGGTGAAACAAGTCCCGTTGATCACCTGACCCGGCAACTGGAAGAACTGGCCGGACCTGCTATCCATAACTGGACTGATGGCATCAAAGACAAACTGGACGGGGCAGAGAACTACCAAGAAGCCTCTGAGGCTCTGCTGGAGGCTTATGCAGAGCTTGAGGTGGACCCGCTTGGTAATCTCATGGGTGATGCTATTGCACTTTCTGAGGCCACGGGCCGTCTTGAAGTAATTGAAGAAACCGGGATCTCCCCATCTGGCGCAAAGTCTGGCAACTCAAAAAAAAACTAAAAAATCAGACTAACGACAGCACTGAGTTTGCGGATCCCTTTGAGGAGGCACTGGAGTTCCACCGCCAAAAGGTGCGCCTTCCAACAAAGGCCTGGACAGAGGTGCTTCATCAAGGCCACGACCGGGCCTTTGTCGTTGCAGGCGCAACAAAAGATGCGCTGCTGGAAGATTTTCAAAAGGCCATTGATGACGCTATTGCCAAGGGCAAGCCCTTTAAAGGTTGGCTGGATAAAGACGATACTTATCATCCCGGTTTTCTGGATGAGTTTGATAAGATCATTAAACGCCACGGCTGGGATCACAACGGCGAGCGATTGTGGCGGGCACGGGTGATCTATGACACTAACCTGCGCAGTGCTCATGCTGCAGGCCGCTATAAGCAGATGCAAGATCCGGCCACCCTTAAGGCCTTCCCGTACTGGCAGTATGTTCACGCCTATGAGCGCATTCCAAAGACAGCCCGTGTCTCTCACAAAGCATGGGATGGAATGGTGCTGCGGGCAGATGATCCGTGGTGGGATACCTACTACCCACCCAATGACTGGCTGTGTAGCTGTGGTGTGCGAACAATCTCCAAAGCCAAACTCAAACGTCTTGGCAAGGATGGCCCGGACACAGCGCCGACCGTCAAATACACAATCACTAAAGACCCAGCGACCGGTGAACTGATCAACTACCCCAAAGACGTTGGCATGGGCTGGGGCTATGCGCCAGGACAAAGCTGGTCGCAAGGCCTCGTGCCCAAAGAACTGCAAAAGCCGCTCAGACCCAAACCAAAGCTACCGGATCTGGTTCCTGATGAGGCTGGGCTCGTTAAGCCGATCCGCCCAAAACCAGTGCCGGAACCTAACCTGCCTGCACTTGATGAGATCGCTGAGCCTGTACCAGATCTGAAGCCATTGCCACCGGAACTTCCCGAAGAGGATTACGTGGAGGCGTTCTTAAAGCCGTTTGGCGCTGAACAGGGCAAGGCTAAGCTGGTGCGCGACAAAGCAGGCCATGTGCTTACCGTTTCTGATGACCTGTTTAAGAACGGAGCCGGTGCGTGGAAGGTGAAGAAGTTTGGCCGTGAGGTGTTTGTGGCCTATCTGGCTGCTAGCCTAACCGATCCCGACGAGATCTGGGTGGACTGGAGCGTCAATGAACTGGGGCAAGCCATCCTCGTGCGCCGATACTTGCGGTACTTTGAGGACGCAGCCGGCTTTGTCTCTTTCAGCTACACACGCAAAGGCTGGGAAGGCCAGACAGCATTTACTCCAACTCGTGGGCGTCAAGAAAAGCGGGATATCAAGTACCTTGAAAATCACCGTGCAGGCGCTCTGCTTTACAGAAGATCTGAGGAGAAAGAGTGATGGGTTGCTTAAGGCGGTCCACAACCGCGCTTTCGCTGATCTTTAAGATCCCACCTCAACGCCGGGGGGCATACATCAGCAAGCGCTGTCATCACTCTTTCCAAATATAAGCACAGAAGGCATTCAATTCAATGATTACCTTATCTCTGGATAGCAAGGGCTTTATAGCGGCCATTGAAGATGTGGCAGGCCGCGTGGAAGATACGGCCACCGTTCATGACATCATTGGCGAGGTGCTGCTGGATGAAACCAAGGAACGTATCCGGGAGGAAAAGGCCCCGGACGGCTCAAGCTGGCCTGCACTTCACCCCGTCACGCTGGACAACAGACGCTCTAAATCCGGCATACTGCGTGACACCGGAGAACTGTTCCGCTCAATTCATAAGAACAGCTCAGCGGCGAAAGCAGAAGTGGGCACCAATCTCAACCACCCCAAGGTCTGGGTGAACCAGTACGGTGCAACCATCCGCCCGCGCCGGGTACCGTTTCTGCTTATTCCGTATATGGGCGGCAAGCTTGCAGCCAAGCAGATCACCATTCCGGCACGGCCATACATTGGTATTGGGCGTGGTGATGAGGAGCTGGTGAAGGAAACGCTGGAAGGGTATTTGGAAGGGTATTTGGAAGAGTAGATAATTAACTTAGTTAGACTGCTGCAACTTTGCAGCAGTCTAACTATCGGGAGCTTGTTGGACATAATTTAATCCAACCTTTGGTGGGAAGAATTCAGGCCACTTGACCGCATTCACCTCATATCTCCGCGCCTGTATATTTCCATTGACTGTCACTTGAGAAGCGCACCTGTAGAGAATTCACACACGGACATTTCCGAGATAATCTTTTCGCTGTAACTAGCCAAGTTTTCGAAGAAAAAATGCTCTAGTTGATGAACTCTGTACTCGAATAATACGCGCTCGGTGCTTCTCTTATCACAACTTTAGATTTATAAGGCGCAAAGGAATCAACTGCATTTGAATTGAATACGATATGGCAACCTTTGAGTACCTCAGACTTTCACTCAGCATTCCCACTATCGGCGACTTAGTAGCCGCGCTTGGTCGTGAAGAGCCCGAGATTTCCAGACAAGACTATCTGAAAGAAACGTTCTCAAAACGGCGTGATTTCTTCCATAGAGGTACAAAATACACGTATGTACCCATTCACGTTGATTCCAGAGACAACAACTTTTTGTCTGGACTTATAGGTAAACCTGTCGTCGAAACAGTAAACTCAGGTCCCGATAGCCAGTTTGCGCTAACAAAATCAGAACATTATAAGGCCTCCTTTCTATGCGTTGACACAGCAGCAGACCAACAGGTCGTTGCATTTGAGAAACGCCAAGATGTTGGTTCAGCAAAACCAATTCTCTCATCGATGCTCGAGCAGGTTATTAGAGATAGGAAATCGTTCTCTTGGCATACCGACATTGCATTTATTTCGGATAGCAATGATTTTTGGGCAGCCGTTGAAGAATACAAAGGACAGATAACAGAGCTTAAGCTTGAGTTTTACCCACCGAATGGCTTACGTGGCATGGATGGCCTGCGCGCACTCAACAAAGTCATTGTGCAGGAAACCAACGGACAAAGTACCGAATACGCTGTAAAAAACAAAGACGGCGCACTCATTCCTGAGGGTGATTTCGTAACGGAGGCAATCGACTACATCTCCGAAGGCCCTGGGTCTGCGACCCTCAAAGCAGGAAAAAAGAAGGTTTACAATTCAAGCGACGCTAGAAAAATCAAACAAGTACCAGAATCACTAATGCCAAGACAAAGCGAACCAGCTAAGATCTTAGGGCTGCTTTCATTACTGCTTGGGGGGAAGAGGTGATTAAGTGGGGAGTTTTAATCGGTGTAGGGGTTATCCTGTCATGCATTGTTGTTAGTCGGGAGCACTGGCTGGCTGAGAATACCTTCTTGCTAGCATTTGTCAGTCATGAGCTCATTGCGTTGATGGCTGTTGTGCTTACTGTGACCCTAGCTAGCGTTGCAAACTTACATCTCGCGTTAAACCGAATGGTGAGAGAGAAATTCAAAGGCAACCCCAACATTCAAAACGCAGCCGATGAAGTAAAAAAAGAACTCCGGGACAACGCTTGGTATATTTTTTGGGGCTTTTCCATCACCATAGTCTTATTGTTTGTGAAGGGCCTGAATGAAGACAATTCAACTACAGTTGCGATTGTACATGCTTTGGCTTTGTGGATCTTAACCCTCTACATTTTATGCATGTACGATATTTATCAAGTTGTGTTTGGAGTAGTGGAACTTGATAGGGGAGCTACCGAAAATAATCCGGAAGACTACAGTAGCGATTCCGCTCAACCCTGATCATTAGCCTGCTTCACCTACCAGCCCTTATTAGCCAGTCGCTAAGTTCACCTCCGCCCACTCGCCATCATGGCGTAGCTGCCCACGCTGACCCAATCCTCATCAACAAGCGCCGCCAGTAGTTTCTTCTTCAGCTCGCCGTTGTTAAGTTGATGCGGATCATCCCAGCCGTGCTTCTTATCTATATTCGCCCGCATACGGGCTTGCATTTTGTGAGAGAACGCACTGACCGCCGTACTGATATGGGCGCTTTCATTGCTGCGGTGGAGCTGGTCATAGTAGCGCTCTTCTACCTGGTCGCTGATCTCGCCCATTTCATTTTCCAATCGTGTTTATGTCCGCGCCCGCTTTAAGGCGGCTGTGATGCCCTGACGGGCTTGGCTGCATCAACCACACCTGATTTCATAGCAAGGCCCGTTAGATGCCCGTTAGAAACCCGTCTGAGATGTATTTGACCGGTCGAGGAGCTACCCGGTCGCAGCCTGCTGGCGAATGCGCTGTTTACCTCTGTGATTTACCGCCACTTTAGGAGCGGCAATAAGCAAGGAGCTTCGGATGCAGTTCCGGCGCTCATATTAGTTCTACCTGCGAAACTGCCTTCAACTTGAGATTACTCGTTGGAGAGCGCCCAAATGCCGAAACACGACCAGCAGATCACAACCAAACAGATTGAAGTGTTTCGTCCAGGAACCTTTACCAGCATGGGCGGTACATCGTTTTCCATTACCGGAGACGAGCTGAGTGCTCTGGCCAAGCGGTATGATGCCAGCGCAAACCCGGTGCCGGTTGTGGTGGGGCACCCCAAAACCAACGATCCGGCCTATGGCTGGGTCCAGAGCTTTTCCTATGATGAGGCTTCAGAGCGCTTGATTGCTGAGGTCGGCGAACTCGACCCGGACTTCAGCGAGGCCGTAGAAACAGGCCGCTACAAGAAAATCTCCATGAGCTTCTTTCAACCAGGTGCCGCCAGCAATCCGGCTGGAGATGAGCTTTACCCGCGCCATGTGGGTTTTCTGGGCGGTGCCGCACCTGCTGTCTCCGGTCTCAAGCCTGTTGAGTTTGCTGGCGGCGATGACGGCACGCTCACAATCGAATTTGGAGACCGCACTTTTAAAGACGTGGCCAGCGTATTTCGCCGTATCCGTGATTTTTTCATTGAGGAGCACGGCCTGGAGACCGCCGACAGAGTGATCTCAGACTGGGAGATCAGCTGGATAGATGATGCCGGAACCGCGCCTGAGCCAGTCTCCGACGATTTTTCAACCCCTCCAGTAAAGGATGATCCGGTGCCCAATCCAAAGACACCCAAAACACCACAGAGCGCTGAGTTTGCCGCTCGTGAAGCGACCCTGCAAGCCCGCGAAGATGAGCTGAACAAGCGTGAGAGCGAGGCCCGCCATAAAGAGCACGAAGACTTTGCAGAAGGCCTTATCAATGAAGGCCGCTTGGCATCCAGCTACAAACCCCGTGTGGTGGCGCTGCTTGATGGTCTGGCGGGGAGCGATGCGGGCTCAGTAGATTTTGCCGATGGTGAGACCACCAAAACGCAAGACTTGCTGGATCTGACCAAAGGCCTTTTCAAAGCCCAGCCCAAGATTGTTGAGTTTGGCGAGACGGATCTTGGCGAGACGCCCGCTGATGGCACGGCTGACACCGAGACCATTGCTCGTGAGGCTGTTGAATTTCAAGCAGGTCAACGAGAAGCCGGGATCGAGGTCTCCACCAGTGACGCTGTCTTGCATGTGCGCAAGAAGCACGGTTTTTCGACTTAGCCCGCTCTAATCCGCTTCCTCATTTCAATTTAATTGGAGATTTCAGATGCAGCAATTCGGGCTCATCAAAAACTACACCAGTCAGGGCGTTGCGGATCAGTACTGCCTGATTGCGCCAGGTACCAAGGACGGCCACGTCAAACAAGCCACTGTAGGGGACAAGATCCTCGGGGTCTCTGGCGTACGCGGGGCAAAGGATAAAGCTCGTCTTGATGTTTATCACGATGGCATTCGGGCTGTGACGTTTGGCGGCGATGTGGTCTTCGGCGATCCGCTGACCTCAGATGCGCAAGGTCGTGCCGTTAAGGCTGATCCAGCAGATGGAGAAACCGTTCCCATTGCTGGTCACGCCATGTGTTCAGCCAAATCTGGCGTGGTGGCCGATATGCACGTGCTGCCCGGTTACATCACCGGCTAAGCCTCCAGCTCATTTCCCTCGTATTGATCTATTTTAAGGATGCCCTTCCATGTCAGCCACTGACCAATTTACCGAAAGCGCGGTGATGACGGCCATCGCCATTGCTTATAAGAACCCGGACTACACTTTGATTGGTGACGAGGTGCTGCCGCGTGTCCCAACCTCCCGCTCTTTCAAATACAAAGAGTATGGCGAGGGCGAGGACTTTTCTCTCCCTGATACCCGTGTTGGGCGTCGCTCTGCTCCTAATCAGGTTGAAATTGGCGGCACAGAAAAAGATGCCTCGGTTGATGCCTTTGGCATTGATGTGCCGCTTGACAATGTGACCATTGAAGAAGCCAAGCGCAATAAATGGAACCCGGAGAACCGGGCAACAGAACGCGCCACAGATATCGTTATGCTTGACCGGGAGGTGCGCTGTGCCAACCTGGTTAAAGACCCGGCGAACTATCACCCCGACCATGTGGAAGCTTTGTCAGGCTCAGACCTGTTTAATGACCCTGACAGTGACCCGATCTCTCTCATTGAAGATATGATGTCAACGTGCTGGCAAAAGCCAAACCAGCTGGCATTTGGTCATGTGTCCTGGCGGGCATTTCGCAAACACTCCAAAGTCGTGAAAGCAATACATGGCAATTCGGGCGATCAGGGTCGCGCGACCAAAGAGCAAGTTGCTGAGCTTTTGGAAGTAAAACGGATTTTGGTCGGTGAAAGCCGCGTCAACATCAAGCGGCCTGGTGAAAACCCGGTTCTTGCTCGTGTGTGGGACAATATCGTGGCCGGGCAATTCATCAACCGGGCAGCGGACAGCAGCGGCGGGTTGACCTTCGGCTTTACCGCCCAGTTTGGCAAAAAGGTGGCAGGTACTTTGCCTGCCAATATGGGCCTGCGCGGCGGTAAGCTGGTGCGCTCTGGCGAGGAAGTCAAAGAGATCATTGTCGCCAAACGAGCCGGGTTCTTAATTCAAAACGCAGCGGCTGCTTAAAGCACCTGCATCTGTGTGGGGCTGATATGCGGCCCCATTCTTCTCCATTTCAATTGTAACAATCGGGAGTAACCAAGATGGACCCTGAGACAAACACCTATCCGGTGCTGGCAGCACTGCGCCACAACGGCACCCGCTATGAACCGGGCGACACCGTCGATATGACAGAAGCACAGGCCGAGACCTTGCAAGCCCTTGGCATTCTTAGTGAGGCCGAAGCACCAGACCCGGCTGCCATTGAAGTATCCACTGACGAGCGCAAGGCAGCAATCCTTGAGGCCATCTCCAGACTTACATCCGAGGCCGACTTCACCAAGGACGGCACGCCAAAGGTGAAGGCCGTGGAGCTTCTCACCAAATTTGATGTGTCAGCAGATGAGATTAAAGCCATTCATGCCGACTTGCAGGCCAAAGCGCCCGCAAACGGCGAACAGGCTTAAGCAGGAGCGTTAGAGCCATGACAAAGCTGCGCTTCCTAACGGTGGATGAGTTCATCTTAAGGCATGAAGAAAGCAACTTGCTTGCTGTTGCCGGGATTGGCGGACCGAACTCTGCGGGTGGCCGACATATCGACCGCCCTCGTGTGGAAGCGCAGCTTGGCCGGGCTGAAGCTATGGCGGGCGGTTATCTTTATGGCCGCTTTGCTGCCCTGAAGACCATTGAACCCGTTGATGCTCCCGAAGCCTTAAAGGGCGTTGTCTCTGACCTTGGTATTTATTACCTGCGCGAGCGGCATCATCACTCCAACGCGGTCGAAGAAGAAACACGCAACCGTTACCGGGACTGTTTGTCCTGGCTAAAGGATGTTCAAGCAGGCCGGGTGGATCTGGGACTTGAAGTGAGCGGAGGCAATGAACCGGCAACCGGTGGCATCTCAGCCTCTTTTGACGAAGGCCGCGCAGGCAGTGTTTTGGAGGGGTATCAATGAATCAGATTGAAAACCTTCAGGACCAGATTGTCGAGCGCCTCAAACTCTATCTGCCTTCCATTGCTTATGTGGGCGGGTTTCCCTCCAAGCCGGAGGAATTTGACCTTGCCAACTTCCAGATGTCGGCTTTGGTCCACTATTCCGGGGCACGATACGCCAGCGACAACAACCTGAACCACACCACACAATCGCGGGCCATGCGCTTTGCAATCGCGCTGAGCCTGACCTCTCTGGTGGGAGAGCATGGAGCCTATACAGCGTTAGAGCGCTGCCGGACCGCTTTGCAGAATTTCCCATTAGTCGGGGCAAGCGCTCTCATGCTTGAGCGTGAGGATCTGGTGGAGCACACCCCAAACATGTGGCGCTGGCAAATGGAGGTGAGTTGTCAGGCACGCAGTATCTCTGACCATCAGGGACCGCGTCGTCCGGTTCTACCCATTTCACGACAATCTCAATCACAATAGGAGGACCAGAGCCATGAGTGCAACAGGCACGGCTCCCGCGCATTTCTGCGATTACGCTTATAGCGGCCCGGTGCAATCGGTTCAGCTGAAAGCAAAAAACACTGCCGGAGAACATGTTGTGTTCTTTGAGGGCATGTTCTCTCCCGGTAAAACTTACACGCTGCCATCAAACCACCCAACAATTGCAGCGTGGGTCTGCGGCGGCATCCTGACAAAACTTGCGGAGGCGTCCAATGGCTGAGCGTATTTTTGGACCTGAGATTGTTGATGCCAATGAAGATGGTGTCCTGGTTCGTGAGCTGAAGGCGGCGACTGCTTTTCTGGTTGGCACTGCTCCCATTCACGAAGTGCATGACGCTCCCGAGAAGCAGGCCAAGTACATCAACAAGCCTATTATCATTCGGCGTGAGAAGGATATTGCCAAGCATTTCGGCCCGTTTCGCGATGGCTATACGCTGCCGCAAAAACTGCGGGCCATGTTCAAGCAGTCCCAAACACGCGGTATCGGCACCATTTGCGTGGTCAATGTGTTTGATCCGACTACCCATAAAGATGAGGCAGGCAAGCCCGACTCAAGCAAGGTTGGTGCACTGGATATCATTGGTGCCTTTGATGCCATGGGCAATCCAAGCGGATTGAAGCTGGCTTATTCCTGTTATCAGCGTTTTGGCTGGTTCCCGAAGAACATTGGGGCTCCCGGCTTTGACGGTCTAACGGGTGTACGCGCTGAGATGGCGGCAATTTGTGCACGCATTCGCGCCCGCTGTTATTGGGATGCGCCTTTTGGAGCAACCTTACAGCAGCTTGTGGAAGCACGCGGGCCGAGTGGGTCGTTTGATTTCCAGACCAACGACACCCGCGTCAACCTGTGTTGGCCAATGATGGAAACGGTCAACCTGGATGATACCTCCGCTCAAGCAGGGGAAGTCATCGCAGACCATTACTCCGCCTATCTGATGGGCATCGTGCTCATGAGTGTGATGGAGTACGGCTATCACCACAGCCCGTCCAATCGGCCCGTCAAAGGTATTGAAGGCGCTGCACAGGAGGTGCTTTATGTACCCGGTGACGGCACCAGCGATACGCAGGTCACCCGTTCTAACGGGATTATCTCCGTTGAAGAACGCTTTGGTAAAGGCCCGCATACCTCTGGTAACCGCAATGCTGGCTATCCCACCAAGACTTCCATGCTGACCTTCTTCCACGCCCAGTACACGCAAGACGTCCTGGACGAAGCGGTTCTGCATTTCCTTGATGAGAAAAAGGATCGCGTGGGCTCTCTGCCCCGTATTGAGCAGATAGAAGATGCCATCAATGCCTGGGGGATTGGCAAGACGGGCAGTCGTGATCCTGAGCTTTCCGGTTTCCGCTTTGCCTTCGACCGGGAGAAGATGAGTGCTGCTTATGCAGCTGACGGCTGGTTCCACTATACGCTGGAGTTTGCTCCGACTGGTATCATGGAGACCATCACCGTGCGCCGCTCCCTCAACATCAACCTTCTGGCCGATGCACTGGGGCTTTCCCAGTCAGACGCGGCTTAAGCAAAGAAAGGGATGATCAATGGCTGATTATCGCGGTCGCTTTGGGCAAATCACCAACTCCGATATTTATTTGGGCGACAACACCCTTGTGGGGCTCGCCAAGTCTTTCAAAATGCCCAAAATTGAATGGAAGACAGTAGATATTGAAACACTGGGTCAGGTGGCCGTTTACAAAGCGCCAACCAGAACGCTGGAAGCGCTTACCGGTGAAATCACCATGAGCAGTGTGGATCCGGAGTTGCAGGAAGCCTTCTTAAACCCCACGAAGACACAGACTATTCAGCTGCACAAGTATGTTGATGTGAACAGTGCAGACGGGGCGGATTTGGAGCAATCCTATACGTTGGTCACTATCTTGCAGGTTCGTTTCTTTGGTCATGAGCTGGGCGAGAGCAAGAACGGCGACCCAGAAGAGATGACCCATGAGCTGTCTATCTCGCGTCTGGTCCAGCGTATCCACGACAGCAACAAGCCGCTGTTTGAGGTGGACGTGTTTGCCAGTTCAGTGCGGAACTCTTCCGGCGAGATGTGGCGCAGATAAGCCCATAACGGTCTTCATAGACCGCGACCTGAGAGCCCCTGTTGCTTAACCGCGCAGGGGCTTCTTGCGTTTTAAGGACTGATCCCTGATTTTAGAAAGAGGTGCACCATGGACAACCAGAGCGATAAGAAAGCGGCCCAGCCTGAGGCAGCGAAAGACACCGATGTTATCAGCAAACTGAAGACCTACCGGGATGCCAACCAGGGCATGGCCACATTCACCCTGCCGCTCACACAGGTTGCAGTTGAATTTCCCAAGTTCCGTAAACACGGTGCCTGGACGCAAGTTCTGACCATGGCGAAGAACAAGATCGCCAAGGCGCAAATTCTTTACATCTGCAAGGTCTGTACCTTTGACGGTGAGAAGCTTTCTGAAGCCGACTGGCGAACTTACATCCCCATGGAAGATGCCAATGAGCTTATGGGCGAAATCTTTGGCGGCTCAGATGAGGAGCTTGAAGAGGATGATGAGGGAAACGGGAGCACGGCAGCGGCTTAGCGCTGTCAACGCTTGAGTGCCACACCTACATGGTCAACCGGGGATGGACCCCCGGTTACCTTGATGACCTTCTGGAAATTGAATTCCTATCTCACTTTGACCAGCAGGTAGCGCTGGATGAGGCGCGGGCTGAGGCTGAGCGCAAAGCCGTCGAGGCTGCCTCTCGGCGGTGAGGATGGGGAACAGCTATGCGCCTTGGAATTACCGCCGAGTTTAAGGACCGCGCATCGAAAAAGATGCGCAAGCTTCTGCGTTTTAACACGCTTATGGCAAAGCAGCTTAAAGCCCAGGACAAACTGCAAAAGGGTCAGGTTAAGTCTGCGGGCAAACAAGCCAAAGCCACCCAAAAACTAGAAAAAGCGACGGGCAAAACCGCTAAGGCAGCAGATAAAGTCGCTCAAGCAACCCAGAAAGCTGCTCGTGCTACCGAGGCAGTTGCTAAAGGTGCCGGAGTCATGGCTGGGCAAACAAACCGAGCCAGAGATGCCATGGGCCGCTTTGTCGGCAAAACCGGCGAGGCCGTGCGCAAGACTGAGCGCTTGAGCCGTGCACTCAACAAGGTCAAACGGACCACAAAGGGACTTCAAAAAGGTGGTGGGCTTGTTAAGGGCGGGGCTGGAAAAATCGCGAAAGGGGCAGCTGTCGGAGGCGGCCTGTTTGCCGGGGCCAGCGCGATTGCAGGAGCCGCCGCCGGGACTGTGATTGGTCCGGCCGCGCAGATGGAAAACTACATGGTCCAGCTTGAAAGCCTTGAGCAATCAAGTGAAGGCGCAAAAAAGGCGATGAATTGGATCACCGACTTTGCTACGAGGACACCATTAGAATTGCCGGATGTCGTCGTAGCTTATCGGCAATTGAAAAACGCCGGAATAGATCCTACGAACGGCTCACTCAAAGCTTTGGTTGATACTATGGCTATGACCGGAGGTAGCGCAGAAGAGCTGAACGGGATCATCCTTGCAATTGGTCAAGCCTGGACAAAGGGCAAGCTTCAGGCAGAGGAAGCAAACCAGCTCCAAGAGCGAGGTGTTCCTGTCTGGGACATGCTTTCCAAAGCAACTGGCAAAAGCTCTGCCGCTCTTATGGAAATGGCCTCTAAAGGAGAACTGGGCCATGAAGCTATTTCCAAACTAGTTGAACTGATGGGAACTCGTGCTGTTGGTGCATCAGACAAGATGTCAAAGACATGGGATGGGATGATGTCCAATATGTCTGACCATTGGTATCAGTTCCGTCTCATGATTGCAGATGCTGGAGTGTTTGACTGGGCCAAGGGGAAACTGCAAGGATTTCTGAGTCAACTCAATCTGATGAAGTCCGACGGTTCTCTCAAAAAATGGGCCGAGGAAGTCAGCGCCAACATCATCACCGCGCTGGAAACCTTGTGGGCCTTCGGGGTTGGTCTGTGGGATGTTTTAAAAAGTGTCGGTGGCTGGTTGTCTTATGCGGCGGATAAGCTTGGCGGCTGGAATAATCTTGCAGCTGTTTTGATTGCCATTCCGATTATCTCAACACTGGCCGGGATCGTGACCGGCTTTGTCCAGCTTGCTGCGGGCATCACGGTTCTGGTTGGTGGCCTGACCTCACTTGCCCCTTTGCTGGGCGTAGTTGGGGCTGGTATTGCCGCCATTGGCTGGCCGGTGCTGGCTGTTGTGGCTGTGGTGGCAGCATTAGCCGCAGCCGCGTGGCTTATCTATGACAACTGGGACGTGGTCTCTGCTTGGCTGGTGGATGCTTGGGAGTGGATTAAAGACAAAGCAAGCATCCTTTGGGAGCATTTTAAAACTGTCTTTTCCTGGACGCCGCTAGGCATGATCATTTCCAACTGGAGCACCATTAAAAGCTGGCTCAGCAAACTTTGGGAAGGCATCAAGCAAACAGCCTCAGACGCATGGGATGGGCTGAAGCAACTGTTTAAGTGGACGCCTCTTGGGTTGATCATCACCAACTGGGGCAAGATCACCGCATGGTTTGAAGAGTTCTGGACAGGCCTTAAAACCAAGGTCTCAGGCAAGTGGGCTGAAATCAAGGCCACGTTTACAGGTTGGAAGTGGCCGAAGTTTCCAGACCTGAAGCTGCCAAGTTTTGCGGAAATCAAACAGGCGTTCATTGATTTCTTCAAGCTGGGCTGGTTGCCAGATTGGGTCTGGCCCGACTTACCAGAACTCAAGCTCCCCAGTTTTGCGGAGATGAAAGAAGGGTTTATCTCCTTCTTTACTGGGGCATGGCTGCCAAAGATGGATGTCTTCTCAAACTTCTGGAGCAAACTGACAGGCTTTGCAGACACTGCCTGGAAGAAACTGTCTGGCATTTTTGATGCCATCGGCAGTGCGGGTGAAACGCTTGCGACCACTGTTGGAGAGACCCTTAAATCCCTAGCTGATATGGCAAGTTCGCTCTGGTCGGCGGTGACTGGCCCAGAGGGTGCTGATCGCTTTATTGATCAGCTGACCGAGGTTGCCGAAAACGGCTGGTCTGATGACTTTGTAGAAGGTCTGGCGCTCACAGAAGCCCTGCAGGCCGGTCAGATGAATCTTGAAACCTATCAACAAAAGCTTGCCGCTATTGCCTCTGGTGGTGGTGAATTTGCCTCTCATGCACAAAAGATGATGGGCCTGTCCCGCCAACTTGAGGGCCACTCCGGGTTTGGTCAGCAAGAACAAGCGCCCATGGGGCTTGCAGAGGTGGAAAAAGCGAATGCGGCGGTGGAAGCGCTTCAAGCTTCCAGCAAAGCTGCCATTGCCCAAGTCGACAATCTGCTTGGCGGTGTGGACTTTGCCTATCACGGCCAGCGCATGATGGAGACGATTGCTAAAGGGATGCGCTCACGGGCTCATCTGCTGGTAGATGAGATGCGCCAGGTCACACAGATCTTGCGCGACCATCTGCCATCCTCTCCGGCAAAGATGGGACCACTTTCTGATATTCACCGCCTCAAATTTGGCGAGACCATTGCAGGATCTATCAAGCCCGCGCCGATGGTCAAAGCAATGCGTAAGGCGGCGGCGGCTACCATGGCGGCGGCGGCACTCAGCACGGCAACCGTTTCACCTTCTCTGGCCGCCTCTGCTCCGCAAGCGATCACTCCGCCCGCTCAGGCTCTGCAAGCGGCGGGTGGTTCGGGCGGGGCTGGCGCTTCAGGCTTTGGCGGAACCATATCCGTCACCTTCGCCCCTCAAATCACAGTAGGTTCAGGAGCATCCATTACCAAAGAAGAAATTACCGAGGTGATGGAAGATCAAGCGGATGAGCTGGTTGAACTGCTGCTGCGCAAGATGGATGAGAAAAAGAGGCTTGAGTTTTAGATGATTTTTGCCAGCCTTGGAGATTTTCAGTTGGGTACTACCAGCGTGATGACAGGCCCCACGGCGGCAGATGAAACCCTTGCCAATGATTTCCACGAGCACAAAGTGGTACGGGGCAAACCCGTACCACAGAAGGGCGGAGAAGCCTTAGATCGCCGTTCGTTCTCTTTCTTCTTTGATGAGAGTTTCTGTAGTCCGGAAGCTGAGTATACTCGCTTAGTTGCTGCTAAAGTCGCTGGCAATATCTTGCCGTTTATTCCAGGTGGCGGAGGGTTTCTGGGTAAGCATTACTTTATCAAGGAGCTAAAAGGCACCACCCATAAGACCACTCAGAGCGGGCGCATTGTGCGGATCTCTGCCAGTATTCAGCTGGTGGAAGTTCCCGGCAGCGCCTTAAGCCTTGGTGGTGTTGGCATAGCTGGGGCTGCCGTTGCCCTGCTGAACCCGCTGATTAAGAGGCTCAGGTGATGGCAATAACGACCGGTGATTATCTGGAGCATGTGAGCGAGCCTGGAGAGCGCTGGGATACCATCGCCTGGGCTTATTACCGTGACCCGGAAATGATGGACCTCCTGATAAAAGAAAACCGCCATCTATTCCCGGAGGAAATCGCAAAGATCCCTGCAATCCTGCCCCCACGCCTGACCTTGCGTATTCCGGTGATTGAGCAAGATCCGCTGGACACAGACCTGTTGCCGCCATGGAAGCGTTAGGAGAAGAATGAGATGAGTGCTCAAGAAATATCGAAACAAAACAAAGAGAGTAAGGGTCTTGCACACAATCACCCTAACACTGCCGCCGTTATTATCTCTACGCTTGTCTTTATCATGTGCCTTGCAATTAAGTCATATTTCGATCTGGATGGACCGTACTTCTGGGCCGTCCTTTTGGCCGGGGTTGGCGGCGTAGTGATAGCCAGATTTGTTGATGGATTAATCAAGGGGTTTTGCAGATCCTCCAATTCAGAAGAGCAGGGAATGACTAACTGGCCTCACACAACCCACGCATGTCGCAAGCTCATGGCTAACATTGCAGAGTTACTCTGCCTGTGTGCACAAGAACGCGCAGATCGGCTGAAACTCGCGTGGCTAAAGAAACGTGCAAAGTTGAAAGATCAGTCTGATTAAGGTGCCCCATGAATCTGCGTGAACCTTTTCTTTCTCTCAAGATCAACGGCGTGGAAGTGGCAGACAGTCTTGCCCCGCATTTGATTGACTTTGCCTGGACAGATAACCTGCATGGCAAAGCGGATGAGGTTGCGGTTACCTTGCGCGATGATAGCGGGTTATGGCGTGGTCCATGGCGACCGGAGAAAGGCGATAAGGTCATCGCCTCTATTGGCTATCAAGGGTATCCACCCATGCCTTGTGGCGAGTTTGAGGTGGACATTCCTGAAGCGCAAGGCTCACGGTTGAATGACCGCCTCAGTTTTAAAGCAACCTCAGCTTATTACAGCTCCGAGCAGCGCACCAAAAAATCCAAGGCCTTCGAGAAAACCACGCTCAAGAAGGTGATTGAAGACATTGCCAAGGGGCTTGGCTACACGGTCTCAGGCAAAATCGAAGAGATTCAGTTTCGCTATAAGCGCCAGCGCCGCGAGCGCGATCTCCAGTTCCTTAAACGTCTGGCTGAAGACTACGGCTATTTCTTTGCCATCAAAGACAAGCAACTGGTGTTTTATAAACGTGAGGATCTGGAAAAGCGTGAGGCAACAATCACTTTCGAGCTGGCGGATGGCACAACCATAATCAATTGGAAGGCCACCGATAAAACGCACCAGACCTACAGCAAAGCCAAGGTTGCCTATACTCACGGCCAAAAAAAGAAACTGATCACCGGTGACGTGCAGGATCTTTCCATCAAGTCCGGCGATACGCTCACCATAGATGAACGCGTGGAAGATGAGACAGAAGCCAAAACCATCGCAAAGTCTCGCCTTGCCAAAGCCAATGAAGATGGCCTGATAGCAAATCTCACAGCGGTGGGTGACCCGCTGATGATCGCTGGTCAAGTGGTCGCTCTGGGCGCAACCTTTGGTAAATATGCGGCGCTCTATTTGGTGCACAAAGCCGTGCACAAGATCTCACGCGGCAAATACACCACCCAGCTGGAGCTGAAGGCAATCCGCCAGGACGGCAAGGTGCGCAAGGCCTCTGCTGAAGGCACAAAATCCGGTAGTAAGTCTGGGCTATTTGATGGGTCGGTGCAGGATTTATCAAAGCCCAAAGGCCAGACATTTTAAAGGAAATCCAAATGAGCAGAGTTACAGATGGCGAAAGCTCCAGCCCGTTCAAACGCGGCACGCTAACCAAGCACGGCAAGGATGGGCGGGCTCAGGTTGAGTTCCAGGACGAAGACGGCAATGCATCTGCGTGGCTCTCTGTCAGCCAGCGCAACACCAAAGGGCAGAAGAGCTACGATATGCCCGCAGTCGGCACGCAAGTCTGGTGCCTTCTGGATGCTTATGGTGAGGATGGAGTCATTGGAGGGGCTGTCTGGTCTAATGAAGATACTCCACCTTCAAATGATCCCAATATCGTCCATGAAGTGTTTGGGCCTCTGGAGATTTTCTACAATAAGGTCACAGGTGAGATGAAGGTCAAAGGTGCACCCAAGATCACGTTTGAGGCGGATCTGATTGAGCTGAAAGGTGTGGTGAAGATGGAAGGCGATAGCGTCACCCACAACGGTAAAGAAGTGGGTGAGACGCATAAGCATAAGGATGTGACACCGGGGCCAGCTCAGACAGGTGTGGTGGTTTAATACGGGGCACGAGCGCGCGAATTCTGGTGACGTTGTTTTAACGCCTCATTTTCTGCTCTTATTTGATCGTCACGTTGTTGTACTCTCGTTGGGTCGCCATCTGGCAACCTTACCGGCACGCTGAATTTGATTTTGTTCGCATAGCTAGCAGCAGTCTGTCCGCCACCTTCTACACCAACTCCAAAAACTTTTAGTGCTGCTTTCCCACCTCCGTTATGCTCAGCACTGACAGCAACATCAAATTCGACTGTAGAAAATACCCCTAAGGATCCGCCATTGATGAGGTTTCCGTTAAGGCTAATGCCTTGAAGCCCAGCATTAATATGCTCTCCGCCACTAGCTGCTTGAGCTTCTTGGATACCCTCAACGATTTGCTGAAGGCTTTGCGTCACAAATTCTTTGAGTTCCATTTTCTCTACCTTCTCATTAGAGTGAAGATTGTATTCATTTTTCCTAGGATTTTAGAGATGTCAACACTACGTGTGCACCAGCAACTGATCGGCAAAATACTTCACTTTTTGTATGAAAGAGGATTATCCAAAACAGATATTTCTTCTCGTATGGCTCAAGAGTTTTATGAAGGGACTACGCTTGAGGGCGAGAAAGGGTTCGCAACTTTTTCAGACGTTATTGACTGGATGGAACAAGAAGGGATTATCTCAATTGTCAATAACAGCAAAGCCTTAAGTGGTTCTTTTAATCATTACGGAGTGCAGTTAACCTCCTATGGAATATCATTAATTCAAAATCAAAAATTCGAAGAACTTGATAAAAATACGATTGAAGAAGTAATTGAAAGCAGCAATGGTGAGATAAGTTCTGAGAAATACGGAAAGATTGGTTCGTTGATTGGCGGCATCATTGGTGGCGTCGCCCAATCAGTTGGCTAAATTCTTTTTCTCTCATCCCGCTGAACTTCACCTGCGGAACACTTCCGTAACCTGATCCTCGCCCGTGCGATACCTTGCCTACAACGAGAAGTTTTAGCAAGGATGTTTGCGGGCGATGGCTTTAGATCCCCTCCATTGGCAGATTAAGTTAGCGCAGGAAGACGATGCGCCGTGGAATGAAGCAGTTGAAGGGCTGGATGATCTGGCTCAGGCTATCCGCATTATCTGCCTGACACCCAAGCTCTCTGTGCCTACTGAGCCTGAGCAATTCTGCGATGCTCTGAGCTATATTGACCGCGTGCCAGCAGAAGCCATTCCGGGCATTTCCAAAGAGATCTGGGAGGGCATTACCCGCTGGGAGCCGCGTGTTCTGCTTGACCGCGTAGACGTTGAACAACTCGGCCTTGCTTATTTCGCAGCCTCTATTTTCTGGCGTCCACGCTCTGATGTACTTTCCGATATTCAACGAACCGATGTCGATCTGATGAGGGCCGAGTGATGGTAAACCTCATCAAAGCCCTAACCACTGATGAGCTGATCCGACGCGGTCCACCGCAGCACTTCACCACCTCGGCCAATGCCTGGAAGGAAAAGCTGGTGGCGTGGTGGAAAACCCACCCGGATGGGCCACAGCGCAAGCTCTATCCGGCCCATTATGAGATGCTGCTCATCAACCTGCTCGCCTACGGCCTGTCGCTGCTTGGCAAAGAGGGGCAGGACGCCGCCGACAAGCGCTGGCTGCTGTTTGCCAAGGGGCACTCACTGGATGTGGCCGCCGCCAACAACGGCACGTTTCGTCTCAAATCCAAACCTGCACGGGTGGAGCTAGCCTTCATACTGGAGACCCCACGAGGAACCGACCTTATCTTGCCGCGTGGGCTGGAAGTCAGCGCCGGGGAAGTTTCATTTACGCTGGATGACCAGCAGGTATTGAAGGCAGGCGAAGTCTCGTTAAGTGGCCGTGCCACAGCAACACAACCGGGGCCTGAGGCCAATGGCCTGCTACCCGGCCAGATCACGGAAATCTCTGCGGGCTATCCTGATGTGAGCGTGACCAACACAACGGCGAGCGCTGGCGGCACAACCGCAGAAGAGGACAGCTCGTTGCTCTACCGCGCTGCCAAAGCCCATGACCGTATCTCCAAGGCCGGACCAAAGGAAAGCTATCGTCAGCAGGCCCGTGCGTTCTCGCCAGACATTGCCGACGTGGAAGTGATCCGGCCAGAACCCGGTCGCATTGCACTTTATGTGCTGCTGACCTCCGGTGTGCCTGGTGCCCAGTTCTGCGCGGACCTGAAAGCTTATCTGGACCCACAAAGCAAACGTCCGCAGGGCGATGAATTGAGTGTCCATCCAGCCGAGCTGGTGAGGGTTCACATCACCGGCCCACTCAAGGTCAACGGTGACTTTGAAACCGCCCGCGCTGCCTCAGAACAGGCCATTCGTAAGGCCGGTCTCATCTGGTCGCAGCGTCTGGGCGACTATCTGGCGCTGTCCGCCTTAACGCCTGCCGTTCGGCTCATAGAAGGCGTGGTGGATGTGGATCTGCATGTGTCCAATCTGGCCTCCCGCCAGCTTGGCAAAACTCAGTTTGCTGTGATTGGCGATGTGGACCTTGTGGCGGAGGCGTCATGAGCGAGCGCCGGTTTCCACACACGCTGATTTCCTCCAGTATCAATGAGGAGCGCTCCCGCGCCTTTGTGGATGCACTGGAAGTGATGGCAGCGGAGTTCGACTTCTCCGTCCTGATGCAGCGCAACTCCGATGAGGTCTCAACAGAAGCCTTGCCGCTGGCAATCCACGACCGCTCACTGGAAGAGTTCATCGCAGAAGACGGTCTGCCAGAGGAAGCGGTGCGCCGCCTGATTGATGAAGTGTGGAAGCTGCACGAGGACAAAGGCACCGACGATGGTGTGGCCCTTGGCCTGTCACTGATTGGCATTCGCCCACACTTTGAACACTGGTGGCAACAAGAGCCAGAAGGCCCGCACGACACCCACAGGCTCACCGTCTACGCCAATGAGCATCTGTTTGAAGATGAAGCAGTGCTGCTCAATGAGAAGGTCCAGAGGGCCGCGCTGACTATGGTGGATGCCACCAAGCGTTGGTCACAGGACACCACCTTTGAGCTTGGTGCGGAGTTTGAGAGCACGCTCAATCTTGGATTAGCAGGCCGTTCCAATGCTTTCGCTCAGCCCATGGGCGCAACGGTTTTGCCCGAATGCGGAACAACGCTGAGCGCAGGCACGATAGCGCGTGGTGTTGCCTTTCTGGCGCAA